TAAAACAGTTCAGAAGTTTATTGTTGACACTCCCCGGTCTAAAGACGCGGGGATTCTACATTCACGGACTCGCCGTTAGACGACAGGTTTACACCAATCGCCCAAGAGGGCAAATCTCCTGTAGCGTAAGTTCCCGTATGCCCTACGGTACTTAATCCTAATTTTAGGATGTTAATACTAGCGTTAATATCTCTATCTTCAACAAACCCACAATGGTGACAATTATGAGTTCTAGTTGATAGGGATTTTTTCACTTTTTGACCACAATTAGAACAATTTTGAGAGGTATTATGGGGAGGAACAGCAACCGTTATCTTCCCATATTTATATCCAAAATATTCTAGCCATTGTCTAAAAGTTGCCCAGCCAGCATCAGAAATTGATTTAGCTAAATGTTGGTTTTTTACCATGCCTTTAATATTTAAGTCTTCATAGGCTACCAAATCGTTAGACTGGATCACGGAATATGCTAATCTCTTGCAATATTCTTTTCGTTGCCTACTTACTCTTAAATGTTTACGGGCATACTTATTTTTAGCTTTTAGATAATTCTTGGATTGTGGTTGTTTAGCTTTTTTCTTGTCTCTACTAAACTTCTTAGATTTCTGGCGATTAGCTCGACTTAATTGCTTCTCTGACTTTCTATAGAATTGTGGAGCAGGTTCTATGTTACCTTTTGAATCAGCAATGAAATACTTTAAACCCACATCTAAACCAACTATTTGATTTGTTGGTTGAGATTCGATTCTGATTTTGACATCAATTGCAAATTGAGCATAATATCCATCAGCCCGACGGACTAGACGAACTCGTTTAATTTGCTTGATGTCATAGAAATTAAGATCATAAGTACCTTTCAATTTCAAAGTACCTATACCTTTCTTGTCAGAGAAAGTAATTGCTTTTCTGTTTGGTGATAACTTCCAGCCACTAACTTTATATTCAACTGAGCGGCAATTCTTTTTGAATTTTGGAAATCCCTTTTTGCCCTTAACTTTCTTTTTGCAATTATCGTAAAACCGAGCTATGGCACTCCAAGAGCGTTCCGCAGCAGATTGTCTAGCCATTGAATTAAGTTCATCGGCAAAAGGAAATTCAGATGCTAAAATCGCGCAATATTTATTGAGATCATGTTTTGTGACATTTTTGTTGTCCATCCAATACCTTAAGCATTTGTTTTGGATGAATTGAGATGCACGGATAGCCTCATCTATTGCGCGATATTGTCTATCTTTTCCTTTGACCTTGAACTCGTAAATTATCATGGTTTCGACCTAAACACCACGGAAATATGCTAACTTATAAAGCATAATCTTGTCAATAAGAAAAACTTTCAGTGGAGGCTGAAGCCTCTATCTGGCTTTCATCCCTTGCCTAAAGGACAGTTGAGTTTTTCCGCCACGCTCCAACACTCAACTTCAAGGGTTTTCAGCCTCGTTTCTTATAATTAGGTACTTACCATATTATCACCAATCCCCAACAAACCCAGCCCCCCTCTCACTCCGCGATTTTTTCTTTGGGGTAGAACTTGCCGCCTCTGGCTCTGGTTTAGGCAGTAATTGAGCCTCCAGCTTCTCCCAATTAGCGCGGTTTAATCCCACAGCCAAAGCCGCAACATAACTCAAAACCTCGCAGTCCAACGCCTCATTTCTTGCCCTCACCTTCACCCATTCGCGAGTAGGCACACCCTTGTTAAACTTCACAATCAACTTTTCCGCCGTCAACTGCATATAGTAACTATCATCTAATCCTTGGGGAAAGTGCATCATTCCCGCACCTTCCCTGATTTTCATGCGGCTATAGATTACCGACTTCGCCACATCAGAGCCAACAGGAAACAACTGTACCCCCTTCTTTAAAACCTGACCCTTATAATTAACATCCTGATAAGTAGCCCGCCCCAAAACAGCCTTACCCGGCGTACTCATCCCCTTAGTCGCCAAGGTCTTGTACTTGCGCGATCGCACAAACTGGTAGACCTCCTGCGGCCTAAAACCCGAATCAATCGCAGAACAAAGAATCCCAACCTCAGATCCCAACTCATGCTCAAACTTCATAGTTAGCAAAGCATCTAAATCTTCCCACACCTTCCCAACAGTAGGATCGCCATAGATTTCCCCCCAATGAATCAGCCACGACTCTTCACCCCGACCCCAAGCCTTCACCACCACAGCCAACCTATCAGCCTGGACATCCACACCAGCCGTCAGGAACAGCCCGCCGCGAGGCACAAACGACGGCGAATAACCTTCAGCCCGTGCCGCCAATTCCTCAAATTCAGGAGTCTCACCCTGCTGATCGTCCCAAGTTTCCCCAAGAGAAGTATTTACCCACACCTTTAACTGTTGGGGGTTGTCCTTAGCCTTCAGAAAATCCGCGGCCACATCCCCAAAAGTTCGCCAGGGCGAATATAACTCATTCAAGTGAAATCCCGCCACCCCCTTAAACTCTGCCGTAGCCTTCCATCTACCCAGCCGAATCATTTCCAACTTCTGCCCATTATTAATCGGGCGATTGCAATTCCCGCACTCATACCAAGCCAACTTAGGATCATCATCCCACTTCACCCCCGCCCAAATCAAAACCTGCTCATGTTGGCAATGGGGACAATCCACAAAATACCGCCGTTGATCACTAGCCAGAAACGCGCTCTCAATCCGGCTACTGCCTTTAATCGTCGGCGTACTTGTCAACAATAACTTTCTATTCCAAAAAGTTACCGTCCGTTTCCTAGCCAAATTCACCGGGTCTCCCTCCGTCCCCGCGCTCGCAGGGTATCTATCCACCTCATCACACAACACAATCCGCACCGGACGAGAAGCCAAAGAAGCCGGGGAATTTGCGCCAGCCAAAGTAATATGACCACCAGGGAAAGTTTTATGCAGCAAAGTATTATCAGTCTTTCGACTGCGAGGATCGCCAATCTTATCCGCCAAACTTGGGCAATCCCTCACCATAGGAGCAAGCCTATCCTTGCTATAAGCCTCCGCCATTTCTAAAGTAGGTTGAAGCAAAAGCATCGGCGAAGGATCTTGAGTCACATAGTAAGCCACAACATTTCCCAAAGTTTCAGTTTTCCCAATTTGCGCCGACGACATCACCACCACCTCAACCACCGCCGGATCATTCACCGCATCCATCACCCCCCGCTGATACTCAGCCCGCGACGTGCGCCATTGCCCAGGTTCAGCCGATGACTCCGGCGACAACTTCCGAAAATTATCAGCCCACTCCGACACCTTCAACCGGGGAGGCGGCGCGAAATTACTGGCTATCTTCTGAATTGGTTTCACTCGTAGAACTATTAATAAATTCCTCAGATGCTAACTCTAATAAAGCCTCATCAATAGCTTGTTCTAGCTTATTTTCAATAATATTAGGGTTATTCATTTCTATCAACTCATAAGCCAACTTAGTCGGCATACCCAACAACTTAGCCCGACAAGCCAACACATAATTACTATACTCTTGAATAATTTCCACCGCATCAACAAGCTGCCCCCTCTTTTCCGCCAAGTCTAATTCTTCCCTGTCAGCCCTAGCCTTAGTCAATCTCGTTTGCTCCCCCCAATATTCAGCATCTTTCGCCTTTGGCTTTTCCGTCGCTTGCTCCTTGTAGTCCCAATAGGCATGAACGCAAGCCATAAGATCCCAATTAGCGCGGCCACCTTTAGGCTTAGGGATAATCCCCTCCCTCGCCAACTGATGCACCCGACTCGTATTAACCCGCAAAAACTTAGCCAACACATCAGGTGTAACTACTATATCTGCATTGCTCATACTTGCACCACCCATGTCTGCACAATTTTCCTGCATTTTACCTTAAATAACAGTAGAATCCTTGAAAAATCGTCCCTAGACATAAAGAGCGGCTCGCCAACCCGCATAGTCTGCTCACGCGGAAGTACCTACGCGGTCGCGGGATTGCGTGACCCCGCGCCCGCTCGCCCGTTCTATTTTCGCGCCCGCTCGCCCGTTCTATCTTCGCGCCCGCTCGCCCGTTCTATCTTCGCGCCCGCTCGCCCGTTCTATCTTCGCGCCCGCACCTGATCGCGATCGCGTGACCCCGTGCCTGCCCGCCCGATCGCGATCACGCGACCCCAAAAAAACCCGGTAAAATCAAGGGTTTGGCGATTTTCTTGACAAATTATTTTTTTTGTGTTATTGTGTATACATACGCGCGGTTAAATCCCTTCACAAACCCGCAAAAAGTTATGAAATATCAAGATTTGCAAAAAGCTTTAAAAATCGCTAGAACCCAAGGCCTGACTGTGATACGCCTGAATTCAAAGAAAATCGAGCTTGAGAAAGAATACGCACGTATACAGGCGATCGCGAACCCCGCGCCCGAAAAAGACCCTGCGCCCACGGTTTCTAGTCGGCGAGAAACTCTGCTTAAATTGGTTGAAAACCTTACAG